TGTAGTTTCTCCTTAGGTGTTGAAGGTGGTTACTATACTAAATATATTGATACTATTTCACGTGAAGGTCGTATTGGTTCTGTTCCATGGGAGCCTGCACATAAGGTTCATACGGCATGGGATTTGGGCATGAGAGATGCTACTACAATTATATTCTTTCAGACTATTGGGCAAACGGTTCGTCTTATAGATTATTATGAGGCTACGAGTCAGGGTTTAGAATATTATGCAAAGTATTTGCAAGAAAAACCTTACCTTTATGGAAAACATATTGCTCCTCATGATATTAGGGTACGAGAACTAGGAACAGGATTAAGTCGTTTAGAGAAATCTCGACAGCTTGGTATAGTTTTTGAGGTGGCACCTAATTTGTCCATTATGGATGGAATAGAAGCGGTACGAAGTACTTTTTCAAAAATATGGATAGATAATGTTAAGTGCAAGCAATTGTTGAAGGCGCTGGAGAATTATAGGAGAGAGTATGATAGTAAACATAATGTCTATAAGTCTCAACCACTTCATTCCTGGGCGTCTCACGCTGCTGATGCTTTGCGCTATTTATGTATTGCTTTGCCTAAAACACGAGATGGGTTATCGGCGAAAGAATTAGATAGTCGTTACCAGCAATCTAGGTACGGCAACGAGGGGAATCTTCCTCCATTTTTCAGATAAAACTAATTACTAGGAGTTTACTTGTTGTGGTACATTTCTTTTTATAGTAGATCCTTGCACTTCATAGATTAACTTTCTAGACTGTTTCTAGTTAAATTATCTATTAATGTAGCAAGGAGCTGAAATAATGGCATTATTTCCTCGATCGAAGAGCTCTGTTTTTGATGAAAATGATCGTCATGTTCAGCAAATGATGGACGACTTCTATCAAAGAAGTATTGAAGTTAATCAGGCTTTTTGGCACGAATCAGATTTAGACACACGTTTTGAAGTTGGTGATCAAGACGTATTTAATGATCTTTATAATATCCCTATTTCCCAGCGTAATGGCTTTAGTTTCAATAGAATTCGCCCTATTATTAATATGATTACTGGTTACCAACGACGGAACAGGAAATCTACTCTTGTTGTTCCTATAGAGAATGGTGATCAAGATACTGCTGACCAGTTCAGTAAGATGCTTTCATGGATTAATCGTGATCAGGGAGTTTCAGAAATTATCTCTAACTCATTCAATGGTGCATGCGTTACTGGTATGAATCTTATGCAGGTCTGGCTTGATTATCGTAATGATCCCATTAATGGTGATATAAAGATCAACAACTGTCACTATAATAGCTTTATGATTGATCCATTTTTTAGGGAATCTAATCTTTCTGATTGCAACGCTATTTGGAAACGATCATTTATCACTAAAGAAGAAGCACGAAGCTTGATACCAGACAAAAAAGATCTTATAGAAGATATCAATAACTATGGTACCGAAGATGGTAAGTTCCAGTTTCTTCCTGAAAACTATAGATTTGATAAATCAAATTTACTTACTTATGATGAATATTATTATCGAGATTATCGTAAGCAGAAGCTATTAGTTGATGCTGAGTCTGGTGAAACATACGAATGGAAGAAAGACAACAAGGGAAGTTTACGTGAATTTCTTAGTATGTACCCTCAGATTACTGTTGTAGAAACTGAAGTTCCTACAGTTAAGACAGCGTTGCTCCTTCAAGGACGAGTAGTCTATAATGAACAGAATCAGCTTAACATTGATACATATCCATTTGTTCCTGTTTTAGGGTACTTTAATCCGCAAGTTTCCTATTACCCTCTACGTACGCAGGGTGTAGTTCGTGGATTGCGTGATGCTCAGTTCCTTTATAATAGACGTAAGCGCATAGAGTTAGATATTGCTGAGAGTCAGGTTACTTCTGGTTGGGTATATAAAGAAGATGCGTTGGTTAATCCAGCGGATGTATTCCTTTCTGGGCAGGGTAAAGGGTTAGCGATTAAGGCGACAGCTCAGATGTCTGATGTTCAACAGATTTCACCACCTAATATCCCACCATCATTTTTTCAGCTGTCTGAACAGTTAACTCGAGAGATCCAAATGATTTCTGGTGTTAATGAAGAGCTTATGGGATCTGCGGTTGATGATAAATCTGGCATATTGGCTATGCTCCGACAAGGTGCAGGGCTAACTACCTTACAGAAGTTATTTGATCAGTTAGATAATTCACAAAAGTTACTTGGCAAGATGCTTATTTCTGTTATTCAGAATAACTTTTCTGCTAAAAAAGTTGAGCGTGTTTTAGAAGATAAACCTACACCACAGTTTTATAATAAGATGTTCGGTCGGTATGATGCAGCAATTGAAGAAGGCTTTGATACGACTACACAGAAACAAGTTCAGTTTGCTCAGTTGTTACACCTTAAGGAATCTGGTGTACCTATTCCTGATGACGTTCTTATTGATGCAGCAACAATTCAGAATAAGACGAAGATAATTGAATCGTTACAGAAGCAACAAGAACAAGTAATGCAACAACAACAGCAGCAGCAGCAAGTACAAGAGGCTCAAAATAAGGCGCAGATTGATATGATGGAAGCCCGTGCAGTTGCTGACAAGGGACTGGGTCTAGAAAGAATATCTCGTATCGATGAGAATCAACAGATGGCGGTAGAGAGAACGGCTCAAGCTGAAGAAAATAGAGCTCAAGCTCGTCGTCATGATGAGGAAGCTGTTCTTGCTATGGCGAAATCATTGAAAGAGTTAGAGTCTGTTGATTTACAAAACTTTGAAAAATTTCTAGGATTGCTTCGCATGTATACTGTTTTTGACGATGAGCAAAAATCTCGTGATGAGACTTCATTGGTTTCTAGAAAAGCTATTCAAGATAAAATGAATAATCCATCTCGTAGTTAGAGGATAAACCTTGCAGTATCTTTGGGTATAGTATTCAAAGATAGTCTGTAGTTTCTACAAAAAGGAGCCATAATGGCTAAGAAAAAGCGTTACAGTCAAAATTTAAAAGATCGTATGGATGAACGTTACGGTATGGAAGATAAAAGCCGTAAGGGAAAAGGTATGATTTATGAAGACATGAAGGCAATGGCTAATCTACCTACAAAAGAAATGGTAGTGAAGTATCCTAATATAGATTATGGTATGTATCCAGAATATGACGATTCTATGATGGGAATTGATTATCAAATGGATGGCGATCGACGAAAAGCTTTGAAAAATAAGCCCAAAAGTCGTTATTAAATATGGGGCCTCTTGGCCCCTTTTTTTGTATTTTTAAGGAATGGAAATGCCAAAGAAAAATGTTAGTAAATATAAGAAATCTTCCAAAAAGCTTGCAATTAAGCTTGCGCCAAAAGTTAAGAAGCCAAAAAAAATTACCGTCGCTAAAGGTGTCAAAGTCTCCCTCAGTGAAGAAAAGGAAATGTGTAAACGAGCGGGTTCTAGTAACACAGGAGAATATCCGACGGTGGCTCCTTGTGGTTTTGCGGGACCTTCTGGTGGAAGTTCGAAGTATTCGTTCCCTATTAACACTTTGAGAAGAGCTCTATTAGCTTTATCTTATGCTCATACTGCTCCGAATCCTGAAGGTATACGAAAAGCTGTATGGAATAAGTATCCATCATTAAAAGAGAGGAAGAAGAAGGATGAATAAAAAGTTTAAAGTATTAACGCCTAAGAAAGATAAGAATGAAAAAACACTTGGTGCAATGGTTAATGAACAAAGTGTTAAGTTTGAAGGCGAAGAAGTTAATGCTGGTGAACTCATTAATGAAGCTTATAGTGATTATGAAAAAAGTCTTTTGGAGTGCGTAGAGAATGGTATAAAACAATATCCTGGTAATTTCTTTATAACAATTCTGCATAAAACTGAACGTCTATTAACTGATGTTAATCGGTTATATTTTATTCCACGTATTAGTTGCCCTACTCCTACCTATGATCAAGTAGCGTATAAATACCATAGGAATGCAGATGAATTGGAATTTTTATGGGTTATTCCTACCCTTAATGTTTGTATTTATTATAAAGATCACATACTTGAAATACCTGATGAAGAGCGACAAGTATTAAGTTTCGTATTAGACTTTTATGATGGAACATTAGATAATAAGGCACGTGAACTCAATGGGGAAAAAGTTAGCCAGCCGGCGCTTATATTAGATTTTGATGTAAATTAACGGAGAAAGTATGAATTTACAAGATAAAATGGATGATGCATTGGCCCGTGTCGCCGATGAACAAGAATATTCTGCAGAACAATCATCAGTAGAAGAGAATATCCCTGAAGAACAACCTGAGCAAGAAGAATCATCTCCTGAAGAGCAACCAGAACAAGAAGAAGTTGTTGTTGAGCCTAAAAAAGACGATCAACTTGATAGAAACATCGCCAAGTTACGTGAGTTGCGTCAAATAGCTGAGCGTGAACGTGAGCAAGAGCGTGTAGAAAAAGAACGTTATATGCAGCGTGTTGCTGATCTTGAGCGTATGTACTCTTCTATGTATAGTGGTAACTATAATCCTACTGCTGCTCAACAACCTAAAGCTAATACTGATTATAAGCTTAATCCTGATGATATTGTTGAAGGTCGTCATCTGTCTCGTTATGAGAAAGATGTACAAGATATTCGATTAAAACAGCAACAACTTGAAGCACAAAATGTTGCCAATCAATCTATGAATCAGCTACGTACTAAATATAAAGATTTTGATTCTGTAGTCTCTGATGACAATGTTAAATTACTTAAAGAACGTTATCCTTCTATGGCAAAAACTATTTCATCTTCGCCAGATATTATCTCTTTAGGTGAATCTACGTATGAGGTTATAAAGCGTTTTGGTATTCATCAAGAGGATACTTACCAAGAATCAAAAGAGAAGATACATAATAACTATAATAAGCCTAGACCTAGTGCTGGAAAATCCCCTCTAACGCAAGCTAATGGCTATGACAATGCTAGGATTAGTGAAGACATGAAAGAACGTTACCGTAGAGAAATGGAAGATGCTATAAGAAATGCATAGATCTTTCTTATGGCTTATGGTAAATCAGTAGTAGCGTATTATGTTTCGCTAGCATATCGGCGTATTGGTGTTCGCCGAGCCATGACGTAGAGGTATTCGTTATACCGGTGGCGTATAGGCATTCGCCCAGCCTACAGAGTATAGTTATATAAACATGCGTATGTAGAGGATGATAATGGCAATTACAACTACTTCTAGTTTGCCAGCACCAGTACAACAGTCACTGGTTGGCAAGCTTTTATCGGTAAAAGTTCCTTACTTGATTCATAGAATCCCAGCAGTTAAGAAATATATGCCACGTAAAGGTGGAGCAACTGCTCGGATGAGACGTTATAATAAATTAGATACAGCTACTGTACCTTTGGGTAATTCTGGTGTTACTCCACCAGCTCAACAGCTTTCAGCTATTGATATTGATGCTCGAATATCATTTTATGGAACTTATGTTCAAATTAATGAACAAGTTACCTTAACTTCTCAAGATCCAGTCTTGAATGAAGCTGCAAAATTACTTGGTATCTCACTTCGAGAAACTGAAGATGAACTTATACGAGATATGCTTGCTTCTACAGCAGTTATTTTTTCTTGTGTAAACGGAACTAATGGTGATGTTCCTACAGAAATAAATCGACCTGATGTTGATTTAGTAGTTCGTGAGCTTTTGAGTAATGATGCTAAAAGTTTGCTAGAAAATATTGAAGGTAAAGATAAGTTTGGTACTTCTCCTGTTCGTAATGCATATTTTGCGTTGGGACATTCTGATCTTTCAGCTGATTTATCTGATGTTTCTGGCTTTATTCATGCTTCTCAGTATCCAAGTCAATCTAATTTGATTGAAGCAGAATGGGGTGCAGTTGGTAACCTTAGATTCCTTCTTTCATCTAAAGGTTCATCAGTTGCTAATGGCACGGCTAATGGCAATACTCTTTATAATATGTTTGTTGTTGGTCAAGAAGCATATGCAACTGTAGAACAAAATGGTTATTCAGCATCAATGATTTATCGTCCTGCAATGTATGATGGACCACTTGCTCAAAATGTCACTCTTGGTTACAAGTTTGCTAATGCAACAAGAATATTGAATGATTCTTGGGTTGTTAACCTTCAATGTTCTTTGTTAAACCAATAAGGGGTAATCATGGCAAATAATACAATTGTTCAGCAGGGTCGCTTCACTGCAGACGGTTCGAATAAAATTTTACAAATTAGATCAGATTACGATTCAATTTATGTATTTAATGAAACTGCGGCTAATCAAGCAACAGCTGATTTAGGTTATGCATTTGAACATCGTAGAGGTCAAACTGATGGTCGTGGTATTTTATATACAAAACTTGGTAATGTAGCGAATGAGCCTATAACAGTAGGTCAAATTGCTGCTAGTTCTGGTTTTAATAAAATTGATCCAGATAGTGCTTCTCTTGGTGCTTCAGTGGCAATAACTGGATCTTCTGATGCTACACGTCCAGTAGCTACTATAGCTTCAAGTGCGGGTTTGGTATCTGGCTCTATTGTAAGATTGTTTACAATGACCGGACAACCAAATTTGGCAGGATATGATTTTGCAGTTGATGATATTGATAACGGTGGTACTAACTTTAGGATTGCAGGTGTTCTTGCAACAACACCCGGAGCTGCTGCTACAGCTGGTACATACCGTGTTGTGAAGTTTGATCCTAAGTATTATCCTCCTCATCGAACTATAGTTAATATAACTCCCGCAACTTCTGCAGTTATTACTATGTCAGTTCCAAGTAAGTATCTTATTGGCCAAAAGGTTAAATTTGATATTCCTGATCTTTATTCAATGGTCGAAATGGATAAACTAGTAGGTACGGTAACTGCAGTTGATAATACTGTAGGAACCCAGTCTATTACAGTAAACATTGATTCTTCTGCATTTACAGCATTTACTTTCCCTACAGCAGCACTTTATCCGGCATCTCCTTATAAAGCGTTTGTATATCCTGTTGGTGAAGATAGCGCTTATGCTATTGCTAATAATCAGAATATATTGAATGATACTGTCTATAATGGTTCATATGTTGGCGTTGAACTAGTAGCGGGAACACTTTCTCCTGCTGGTCAAAATGCGGATGTTATTTATTGGGAAGCTCGTAAAGCTTTTTCTGTATCTAATGGATAGTAAATGGGGCCTTCGGGCCCCTTTAAATTAAAGGGAAAAGATGTCTAAGACTGGGAATTATAAGTGGGAAAAACAAAGATTAAAAGATAGAAAGCCAGTTAAAGGTATTTTTCGTTTCAACGAACAACCTGGTGGCAGTCTAACATTTGCTTTTATTAAATTTAAAGGTGATCCAGTAGACAGATTTACTCTTAAAGATGGTGAAATGTATACCGTACCTTTAGGTGTAGCTAAGCATTTACGTACTTCTGGTCAATATACAGTTCACTCTTATGCAAAAGATGAGTTTGGATCTGATATAAAGAAAATTGGTCAAAAGATAAAGCGTTATAACTTTGAGCCAATTGAATTTGTACCAGATGAAGAATTCAATCGTATGTTACATGATAAGTCTTCGGAGATTGTTAAAGTAAGTTCTGTATAGATTATGGGAAACTGTTATATCAATCTCAATCCATCATTCAGGCCTCAGAGAATGTTTATTACAGCTATTACCCAGACTTTTCCTGCAGAGGTAACAACTTCTATCGATCATAATTATAGTTCTCATATTATTGCAAGATTTGTGATACCTTTATCGGCAGGAATGGTACAATTGGATGATCGTATATATCAGATTACAGTAACGGGATCAGATACTTTTTCTATCCCAATCGATACTCGTGATTTTGATGCCTATACTGATCCAATTGCTGGTGGTATATGTGGTCAAGTTGTACCTGTTGGAGAAGTAAATTCAGAGTTGACAGAGGCGACACGTAATGTTTTAACGTAGGAGTATAGAGTGTCTACATTAACAAGAATAAGAACTAAGGTCCGTAGATTAACGAGAAGTTTATCTGCTACCCAATTAACTAATGCTGATATTGATCAGTATGTAGATGATTTTGTACTCTATGATTTTCCTGCACAGATCCAAACGTTTAGTTTGCATCAGACTAAAACATTTATTACTGAGCCATATGTAGATAGTTATCCTTTTACTGCTGCAACTTTTGCTTCTACTGGTGTTATAGAAATTGAACCTCCAGTTTATGTTGATGGTAATATAGCATATTATTCTAGTGATAATGCTACATTTAATTCAATGTTTCCTGTAGTTAAAACACGAAGAACTATAGGAACTGGCGATGGTGTAACAACATTATTTGCAGGAACATTAACAGATTTACCCTTTATGCAGAATCAAGTTTTTATAAGTTCAATTGATGTTTCAACAGATTCTATTGGTGCAACTGATAATCCAACATCAAATAGTGCTGGTGACTTATTAAGCATTGCTGACTCATCTACTTTGGGTACTATAAACTATATAACGGGTGTCTATACAATTACGTTTGCTACAGCGCCTGCTAGTGGTGCAGATGTGGTAGCACACATAGTTCCTTATGAGCCTCAAATTCCAACAGCATTCCTGTTTTTTCAGAACACTATTACACTTCGTCCTATTCCCGATCAACCTTATACGGTTCAATATACTGCGCGTGTGAGGCCAACACAGTTGATCAATGCTGGTGATAATCCTGATATGGATCAATGGTGGCAATATATTGCGTATGGTGCAGCAAAGAAGGTGTTTGAAGATCGATCTGATGATGAAGGCGTACAAGGAATAATTTCAGAGTTTAAGATGCAAGAAGCATTTGTATTACGACGTACTATTATTCAGCAAACTTCACAAAGAACGCGTACAATCTATGCTGATCAGGTTGGAATCGGTAATGGCCCTGGATGGCCATATAATAACAACTTTTAAGGACGTATATGGCATATAATCCAAATATTCCTCAATCTGAAGATATGTTTAAGAATTCACAGCCAGATATACAAGAGAATTTTAGTGTTATTAAAACATCATTTGATGTGAATCATATAGCATTAACTGGTGCTGGTGGCCAGGAAGGAATGCATAAGATACTTGCTTTCCCTCGTCAAACTGCAGCACCAACTACTGCAGCTAATGAGGGTGGGGTATATTGTTCTTTAAGTGATGTTACAGCTGGTCATACGGGAAAATCAGAGCTTTATTTTAGGAGAGAAAGTAATGGTACATCGATTCCATTAACTGAATTATCTCAAGATCCTAATTTTCAAAAAGGTTACACTATTTTATCTTCAGGATTGATGATTAAGTGGGCTACTGTTGTGTATAATAGTTCTTCTCCTGGAAGCGCGACGTATACATTTAGTTTTGGACCACCTTTCACTTCTATATTAAAAGCATATATTAATACGAGTAAGACTAGTTTAACTTTTGATTCTAATGCTGTTACCTATCTTCAAGTAGTAGGAACAAATTCAGTTACTTATAGTGTTCTAAGAAGGGTAGCATCATTGCTTACTCCTAATATAAAAAATCCAGTAAACATAAGAATAGTAGCTTTTGGGTTACCATAAGGGGGTATAATGGCATATCAAGGAGATAAACCTGCTGCAGGCGATCTTATGAAAGACTCTCAAGCAGATATACTTAATAATTTTGCTGATCTTAAGACTGTTTTCGATGTTAATCATAGCGCATTAACAGGTACAGCTAATGGTGAAGGAAAACATAAGTTTCTACAAATGCCTGAACAGACAGTTACTCCTACGGCTACTAGTACCGATATTGTCCTTACTGCTGGAGCAGGTAGCACTTCTAGTATTTCAGAATTATTTTGGTTACGCAGAGAAGTAGTAAATAATGTATCAACGAGTGTTCTAAAAAATTTCTCTCAGGCAGATTTATCAGCTAATCCAGGATATTCATATACTTCTGCTGGATTACTTTTAAAATGGGGCAAAGCGACAACTCTTATTGGTGTAGGAATACAAGCTGTTACTTTTGCAGGTCCTGCTTTTACTCAAGTATTCCAAGTATTATTAACGCCAGGTCCTTTAACAGGTTTAACTAGTGATATCAATGTAGTTACTTCATTAGGGAATTTTAGTATTACACAATTTACTTATAGTTTATGGCGTAGAAATATTCCAACTATATCTGGAACTGATCGTGGCTCTACAGTAACACATTGGTTAGCGATAGGAATCTAATGGCATATAAAAATAATATTCCACTCTCTACTGATAAAACACGAGAATCAGCAGGTGATATTCGTATAAATTTTTCTTCTTATAAAGGTGCATTCGAACAAAATCATTCTTCTTTAAGTACTACTGACCAAGGTAAGCATAAATTTCTACAGCTACCTGAACAAGGTGGCGCTCCTACTGTTGCCGTAAATCAGCCAGCAGTCTATTCCAAACAAGGTGTTACAAGTGCAGTAACAGAACTTACTTTTGTGCGTGAAGATGGAACAGCTATTGCATTTACTGAAGGTGCTAATACATCTAATAATGGATGGTCTCGTTGTGCTTCAGGTTTGTTAATGAAGTGGGGCGAAGTAAATGAAGCTATTGGTGTTACAAATGCTACGGTAACATTTACAGGTCCAGCTTTTGCTACAATATTTCAAGTATGTTTAACGATAAGTCCTAATCTAACTACTTCTTCTACATCGGATGTAAATACTGAAGTATATTTAAGTGCGCTTACTGCAGCTGATTTCACTTTTTACTTATGGCGTCGTAATGCTTTTAATAGTGCAGGAGTTTTTGGTAGTGATGCAACAGTATATTGGTTAGCTTTGGGAATAGAATAGGAAATACTATGCCATACGATCGTTTTTTAATAGCTCCTTATAAAGCTGGTACGCAGAAAAATATGCGGCCCTGGCTTATTATGGATGATGCTTTTGATAAATTAGTAAATGCATATGTATGGCGTGGGCGTATTAAAAAGAGACCTGGATCACGTGTTATGCGTGGCGATGTTTCTGCATCATTACAGCAGCAATATAGTCGTTTGAGAATTAATGTGGCAACTACGGCTGCAGTTTCTGGTAATCTTGGTGCGACAATTATGCCTGGAGCTGCAGCTGGATGGAAAATAGGACAAATGTTCTCTGTTGGAAGTACTTACTTTACCGTTATTATAGCTAATGGTGCTACATTAACTACTGGAACAGCTACCGCAACTTATAATACTGGTACTGGATCATTAGTTATTACAGGAAATACTGAGAATCCTTCTACAATTGTTTATTTTTATCCTGCTGAACCAGTTATGCATTTTGCCCTCTATGAACAATCAGCTATAAACAATGAACAAACTATAGCGTTTGATACCCAGTTTTCTTATACTTTTTCTTCTACTACGGGATGGGTTCGATTAGGAACAGCTGCCTGGACGGGAACTAATGCTCAATTTTATTCATCAACAAATTATCGTGGTGCTAACTCTGAGGATTTTATTTTATTCGCTACGAACAATAAAGTAGCTGATCAAATAAAATATTGGGATGGAGCAAATTGGACCAATTGGAGCCCTCGTTATGTTGTTACACCTCTTCTTATTCGTACCGCTAAATTGGTAACTGTTTTTAAAGATAGATTATTATTACTTAATACTACTGAAGAAACAGGTGGTGGTGATGTTACTTATGGCAATAGAGTCCGTTATTCTCAGATAGGTTCACCTATTGCTGTGGAAGCATTTTATGAAACTGCAGGAAGGGGTGGTTATATTGAGGCACCTACACGTGAATCTATTGTTGGAGTAAGTACGGTTAAAGATCGCCTTGTAGTGTTCTTTGAAAGTTCTACATGGGAACTTGTCTATACAGGAAATGACATTTTGCCTTTTAGGTTTCAGCAACTTGATAGTGAATTAGGAGTTGAATCTACTAACTCAATTATTAATTTTGATAGATTATTATTAGGTTTTGGTAGTAAGGGTATTCATTCATGTAACGGTCTTAATGTAGAACGCATAGATGAAATGATCCCCGACGAAGTTTATAATATTCAGAATCAAACCAATGGTCCTGAAAGAGTTACCGGAATACAAGATTATTTATCTGAGATAGTATATTGGTCCTATACTGGAACAGAGCAAGCGCGTACCAATTCAGAAATATTCCCTAATCAGTTACTGTCGTTAAACTATAAAACTGGATCATGGTCTGAATTTACTGATTCTATTACTGCTTTTGGGCACTATCAGATAGCATCAGATTTAGTATGGGCCGATTTAAATTTTGAATGGCAAGAATCTGAAGATGTATGGTTTGACCCTTCATTACAGAGTTTGTTTAGAAATGTTATTGGTGGAAATCAG